CGACCTTTGGGTCTTCGACTTCGTGAACGAGGAATGTGTGCAATCACTCCACCTCACGCCTGAAGATGCCGCCTTCAGCGCCCCGCAGCTCACTATGAGCATGGGCGAGCATGAGGTCTGCTTCGTAGCCAGCCGTGGCTCCGACCCTGTTCTCGACGAGACCGCGCAGACCATCATCTGGGACATTCCGCGCGACACCTATTGGGCGAGTCAGGTCGTGACGGTCGGCCAATCCACAGGCAACATCTCCGTGGCCCTCGACCGCGTAGTCACTAAGCTGCGCCTCGTCATCACCGACGAAGTGCCGGCCAAGGCTGCCGTCGTTTCCGTGCGCCCGGCCAAATGGTTCTATGGCTTGAACTACTGGACTGGCGACCCCGTAGCCAACGACACGAAAGAGCGCACCATCTCCGTGCCTGCATCCTACATCGGTACCACGGGCCAGCTCAACTGCTCCTTCTTCGGCCTGAGCACGAAAAACGAATGGACCACCGACATTACAATCGAAGGCCGCGACACCGATGGCGGTATCATGGGCCACGCTGTTATCGCCTCTGCCCCGTTCAAGGCCAACCGCGCGACGGAATACACCGGCCGCCTCTTCAGCGGTGAAGGCTCCATGTCCATCTCCCTCAACGATGAATGGGACGACAGCTACACAGGCACATGGTAAACAAAAAACGCTCCAGGCTTACTGCTTGGAGCGTTTTTTCTTAAAGGCTTCGATGTCACGGCGGATGTCGTCCATTTCATCCTCTGTCGGCAGCTCTGCTTTCTCTTTTTCCCACGGAAATTTGATTAGATCGGTGGGTTTGTGAATACCTGCGTCACGCATGCCGCTGCTGCCGATTTGAGCGAGCATCACGTTGTATGTAGACCAGCGTGAGGCACTCCAAAGGTCGCGTTGCCGACGATTGTAGCCTCGAATGATTAAGGCTATCTCCCAGAATTGCAAATCATAGAGGAATTCCTGACGATTGTAGCCTATTTCGCCCACGACGAGCTGGAAGAGGTCGTGAGCGCTTATGCGTTTTTTCCGTCCTTGTCCTCTTCGCCTTCAGGCTGAACGACTGCTGGCACTTGGTACCATTCATTGCGGAGGCTTATGACTGCTTCGACGAGTGCCGAAACATCTTGTGGTGTGGCCTCGAAGAGAACATCGTCAACGCTGATGGGCGGCTTTGCGTCGCTGACAGAATAAGCGGCAATGACTGCGGCAACGGCGAGGCGGATGTAATCATCGAAGACGGCTTTCACTTCCCATCCTGTGGGATTGCCGTTTTCATCCTTCACAGCAATGGGTGCAAACACGGCTGCCGGCTTCCCTGAAAGGGTTTCGTAGCCAGTTTCTGCGGCGGCACAATAACGCATGCGCACATCCATGCCGCAAATGTTAATTGTCTTTTCTACTTTCATAGTTCTTGGTCAAAATGGGGACGCCGCCCACCTGCTCGACATGGCAAAAGCAAAGTGAGGCAGGCAGGCGGCAATTAATGTTATGACGGAATGGTGAGTGCTCCGTAATTAGAGATCGAGAACGAAAGAGTGGTGTTTTGACGGTTGGGTGCGTTGACCTGAAGCGATGCCATCGAGCCTACACCTGAGCATATGACTTGATCAACCTCCCTGTTCTGTCCACCTTGAGTGGGCTGAATCGTCGCTAACTGCCAGGCCTTATTGTCACTGCTCTCCATCATCTCAATCAACTCCGCAAGTTGCTGCGAGTCGTCGGTAAATGGGACCTGCACGTTGGCCTCGCCTGAAATGTCGTATGATAGGCCGGTCACCTCGTAATCTTCCCAGTCTCCTTCAGTGTCTTTTGTCGTCGAGCTCTCGGTCTGCGCGCTTATATGAAGCGTGCAAGATGTGGCTGCACATACTGGGAGCAGCCCTGCGGGATCGTCGTCTGCTGAGACGAAGAGTCGAAGAAATTGTCCGTATCTCATGATATTGTTGACGGGGCTCCTTTACCCTGGAATTGAAGACTCACCGTGCACTGCTGTCGATTGGGGGCTGTAATGGTCAAGTCATTCATAATGGCCGAACCAGTTCTTGCGAAGACAGCGCCAACGGCAGTAGAATTAGTTTGTCCTGATGTTTGGTCCCACTTTAAGGTGACGGGCTGCATCGATGTAATTGCCGTCAAGAGTGCTTTAAGTTGAGCGGCTGTGGCTTGCAAGCTGTCAACTGTCACACTCCATGAACGCGTCACATTTTTATTTTGTGACCACCCATTCTGAGTGTCCTTCGTGGATACATCGTCAGCATTACCCGTGTAAGATATGGTGCAGTTGGTAGCCTCGGCAATCACTGAGGTCCCCATGAAAATGCGTAGATTCTGTCCTTTGATTGTGCTCATAATGATAAATATTTATGAGTTGGTGACATCACACTGATAGTGGAGAGTCTGCCAGTAGCAAGGCTTGAATTGGTCATACTGTACAGCTTCCGCACTGAACTGATAATCTTCGATGTCGGTTGTCTGCTCAAGCATGTAGCTGTGGATCGTCGAGCGCACAGCGCTGACGAGTGCTGCCAATGCCGCCCTGTTGTTCGCCGTGATTTCGATGCCGATGTTCACTTGGTCGTTGTCCGACTCGTAGGGGTCGTCCTTAGTGGCAGCGTCATTGGTCAGTCCATCGAAGGTGACAATGATGTAAGGCACCGGCACGTTGTCAACGCTCTCATCCGGCAATGGAATAGCCGTCGGGTATATGCGGCCATCGATTTGTGCCATGAGTTGGGCGTTAGCCTTAATGGCTGCGATGAATATCTTATCTGTGGCAAGACTGCTCATTACTATCGTGTGTTTGATTGTTCAGTTCCCCTTCCTGGGGCTGCGGGCGGTCAGGCTGTTACCTCTGACTCCTCGCCCGCAGCGGAACTATGAAAGCTACCAGAAAGAAGGGATGCGTGAGAGATTAGCCCTCGCTGGACTCAGTTTCGACTACCTTGAACAGACCGAATGCCTGGCTCTCGTTGTTTGCACCGTTGATGTAAACAGAGAGGTCGGTCATAGACCAGGCGGTGTTCAGGATGACGCGAGTGACGTTTCTGTCGGCGAGGGTGATAGGATCAACCACCATGCGAACCTGACCATGCTGCTGGAGGGCGAAGAACTCCCAGTAGCCGATTTCGATGAAGCGGTCGGCGGTGGGCACGAGCTTGCCTGCGCTGTTCAGGGTGCGATTCACGAAGTGGCTCACGGTGTAGGGATAGCCTGCGCAGAGGCCGTTTTCGATGACGAAGCCACCAGCGGCACCGGCAATCTTCGGAGTGGCCTTCAGCTCTGCCTCGGTCACGCGGTCCATAGAGATGCAGACGTTGCCCTCGTAGAAGCCCTTGTCGCTGAATGCGGCAACAGCAGCGAGGATGTTCTTGTAGGCATTGGCACCGAGTTCGATGTTCTGAGGGGTCATGCCGCTGAACGGGCCCTTATTCTTCGCCCAGTTGGCCTGCGAGTAAATCTTCTTTGCGAGATACTCACGGAGGGCAATCTCGAACTTGGTTTGAACAAACGCCATGAGGTCGAAGGCGGCGTTGTCGATGGCCATGTTGGACACGGGCACCTTCAAGCCTACGCGGTTCTGCGTCGGGGTGATCTTCTCAAACTCAAGGATCTGGTCGTTGAGTGCCTCTACCTCGCCGGGCTCTTCCATCTCAACGTCGTTGATGCTAACAGGCCAAAGCTCGTTGCCTTCAACGCCTGTGACGATGCCGAGACCCTGGGGCAGACCGAGACCTTCGTGCAAGGTGGGGATCATTTCGTGGATGGTGAGCTCGATAGCACCGGAGGCGGTGACGTTGCCCTTGACGTTGCTATCGGTGGGGAAGAGCAGCACCTCACGCTTCTGGCCAGTACGTGCAGCCTCGGAGACCAACTCGCGGAAAGCGGCCTTTTTGTTGGCTGTCTCGCGGCTGGCGTTAGCCTGCTGGTTGGTAGCGTCGAGGTTGATGCCCTTCATCTCACGCTCGCACATTTCGATTTCGCGGGTGAGGTTGATGACCTGCATCTTTTCCTCTTCGTTGAGTTCGCGGTTGGCGGCCTTCACGTAGATGTCGCCGAGCTTCTCGTTAGCTGCAAGGCGCTGCTCACGGAGCTGTGCAAAAGTCTTTTTTTCCATAATTTTTAATCGGTTAAAAAATGGGTTAATAAATTGTGTCTACATTCTTGTCGAAGTCTGCGAGCTGCTGAAGGTGCTCAACACGTCGCTGCATCTCGCGCTTGATAGCCTCTGCTTTCTCCTGTTCTTCGCGCTGGCGTTGTGCCTCGGCATCAGCCTTGGCCTTCTTGCCGGCGGGTGTCTCGTCGTAGAGCTCGCGGGCATTGACCGATGTCTGCTTGTAGGCAGGGTCCATGCCGATGGTGAGCGCTGTGAGTGCACGGAACTTCTTGTGGGTGATCTTAACATCCTTGCCGCCTTCGCGTTCTTCCACGTCGTAGTCTTCCGGCCAGAACTCGAAAGAGCAGCCTGAGTAGTCGCCGCGACGCACCATTTCAAGGCAGCGGTCGCCGATGTCGCAATTAGGAGCCTCGAACTCAAAATTGACACCTCTCTCGTCAACGCTCAAACGGAGCGAGCCGGTGCCCTTGTTGCAGCGGGCAAGCGTCAGGTCGCGGTCGTGGAGCATGTTCATCTTGATGTCTTGCGAGTTCAGAAATTCCATCGTGCATGCTTCGGGCTTGATTACTTCTCGGAAGCGGTAGCCCCAGTCGTCGAGCACTTCGCTTTCCACATTAAACACGATGGCCGTGCCGGTGATGGTGCGAGACTCGCCCTGCGCATCTGGTGCAGCTTCTCTAACGGAGAGCTTGCAGTCCAGGGTTCTGATTTCAATTTTCTTTGCATCCATATTTGTCGTTGAAATGTTATCTACTTGTCGGTATTATAGGGTTTTAGGTTTACCCCAGAGCTCTTCGTACTTTTGAAGCCATTCAGCCTGTTCCTTGATGTTGCTCTTGTAGTAGCTGGCGGCACCGAAATGCACATAGCCGTCTTCGAGGTTCTGCCAGTTGCGGCAACGTAGCAGGGGCTTCTGCTTTCGAATGTCGTAAAGCAACGATGCGCCGGTGTCGTAGAGGTTTTGCTTGGCGCGTTCGCCACCTGGCTGCAATCCCCAGCAGCGTGCGGGGTCGTAGAACTTGGCACCGTACTTCGTGAGCTTGGGCACATTCAGGTAACAGAGGAAAGGCTTCAGGCGGTCGGGGCCGATGCCGCGCTTCTCGTTCCATTCTACATGTCCGGCGGCGGCAAAGGTTTCGTCCCATAGGTAGTCGAAGGGCTTGCTGATGAGGATGTCGGAGTCCATAAGCACGAAGCCATCCTTAAGTACTCCGAAGAGATACTGTACCGACATCATGTGCTTTATGCTGGCGAAGTTGCCCTTGTAGGCAAGAGCGTCGCACTTGTCGGGGTACTTTGCCAATTCTTGGTCGAAGTTCACCATCTGCTGCTTGCGGTTGTTCAGCACCTTCACGCCCTTCATGCGTTTGCTGAATGGTCGTGCGTCGCTGTTGTCGAGCACCGTCACCGGCCAGTCGCACCCCACCTTGCGGATGCTCAGGATGCAAGCCTCGGTCAGTTCGGGGGTGTTGTAGTGGACTATTGCAATTTGTTTCATATTTTCGTCGCTTTCATTGTCTATACTAAACCGCTGCGGTTGTCTATACTAAACCATTGCGGTTATCTATACTAACTTCATGCGGTTTCCTCGTCATCATTCGCCAACTATTCCGTCGCCGTCTTTGTCTCTTGGATCGTGCCCCCCCCATTTTGGTCGGCGGGAGCATTACCCGGCACCTCTTGAATGCCGCTTGCCTGCCCCTGCCCTCCACGCAGTTTCTCGCTACCAAGCTCTGCCAGGTTGGTCGAGACGTAGATGATGTCGCCACCTTCCACGGCTGGGCGGTCGTACTGCTGGCGTATCTCGTTGACGGTGGCTGCGCCCGTCTGAAGTTGCAGTTGGTCGACCTTTGCCTGTGCCTCTTTGTCGAGGCGTAGCAACGGCTGTTCACACATGTGGATGCGACGCTTGCCGAAGTCGTCGCGCGTCAGTAGCTTTCGGTTCAGCTCCTGTTCCATCTCTGTGATGTCGGGCTGCACGGTGCGCTGTAGGTATTCCAGCGTGGCGTTGGTGTAGGTGGTGTAATGCGAATTGGTGTCAAGCATCAGCAGTGGGCGAGGGGTGCCGAAGAAGCGGGCCACGTCGTCGAGCCCCATATTCATGTGCTCCATGAGCTGCATGTCTTGCGCACTCATGCTGATATTGTGAAGTGCGGAGAGGCCACGGATGCCCACGATGTCCTGTTGGTACACCTTATCGTTCAGTTCCTTGGCATACTTGTCAATCGTCAGCTTGGGCATCATGCCGTAGGCCATAGTGCCGCCACCCGTTGCCGGTTTCTCTTCGCCGATAATCAACTTCACGCGGCCACCCTTTGCGGCTGTTTCGAGTGCTTGGTTGCTCTCGGTCTTGATGAGCGACAGGGTGTCGGCGGCATAGCGAATGGTGGACATGCCCCAGAAGCCTTGTTGATAGCGGAAGGTGTTGGCGAAGTGCAACACGTCGCGGCGTGGTGCATTGACCTTGAAGCGCACGCCGTTCTCGCCCAGGTAGGTGAGGGTGTAGGTGCCGCTGATTTCATCGTAGCCGCCGCAGTCGGCAAGCCAAAGGTTCACGGGATCGCCCCATTCGTCGCGCTCGATGTAGATGAAAGCATTGCCGAGCAATAGACGGCGGATGACTGTCTGCTCGATGAGCGATGCGGCGGTGCTTATGGGGTTCGGCTGAACCTGCAACAGATAGTTGATGGCCTTACCAGGCCCCCACATGTCCGGCACGTAGTTGCCGCCTGCCGCATTCATTTTCTGATATTGGATGGCGAATTGTGCCTCGGTCTTGGCTCGCAGTTCTACGGCGCGATATACTGCCGAGATAGCCAGCGCCAGCTCCGGGCGACCTATCCGCGCAATCTTCTCCTCGAAGGTCGCGCCGGTTGCCTTGGGCTGGTTGCTCGCGTGGTTCGGGTCGGTGGTCGCCGGCACCCCCGTGGCCTCACGTCGGCGGAAAAAGTTAGCGAATATTCTGTCCATAATGGTCTTTTTATATTCGTCAGAATGTGGTTGTGGGTTTACTAATCGACAATCACCTGTGCGTTGAACTGGATCGTGTTGGCCTGCTTATCGGGATGGAATGTTTCGGGCAAAATCTGAAAGATGTCGCCGTTCCAGCTTATGCGGCTGCGCATGTTGATGATGTTGTTCCAATCCATGCGGACGATGATGACGGCGTAGGCATCTACGCTGCCGGCGTTCAATGCCCGCATGCCCTTCGCCCAGTCAATGGCGGCATGCACCGTGGCAGCCTCTGCCCATTCGATGCCGTCGCCGTCAACGCCGAAATCACCTGACTCGGCGGCGGTGCGATTTAAAATCGTAATGCAATGCTTGCGCATGCCTGAAGAATATCCTGTGGTCATAATTGTCTCAGTATTTCATCCAAGCCCATTTCTTTCGGGTGGCGAGGTAGTTTTCGTCACTCTCCTTGGCATAGGCTTCGCGTTCAAAGATAATTGTGTGCATCACACGATGCCAGATGTTGCGTTTCTTGAATCGGCTGTCGGTATATTGTCCGCGCTCCTTATCGAAGGCGCAATGCACGACCTCCTTGCACCAGGCGATTCCATATGCTATCAGGAAAAGCACCAAGGTCATCTCCCTCTGCTGCCTGCCGTGTATCTCTTCGTGCCGGAGATCAACATCCGTGAACTTTGATGTTCGGCGGATGAAGATGAAGGGAAATAAAGCCAATGCCTTATAGCCTTTCATCGGGAAGTGGCTACATAGTACTTGTTTCATAGTTCGCCCCTTTCTTCCTCTTCCACCTCAATCGCCTCCAGCCGCTCAATCTCAGCCTGCGCTGCATTGATGTCATCGCGCCACCCCTGGCGCTCGGCTATTTGGTCTTTGTATTCGGTCTTCGTAGCCTTGCCCTCGGCAATCTTGGCTGCGATGTAGTCAGTGCTGGACAGCCGGGCTTCGCGGTCAAGGATGATGGTGTGCTGCTCATTAAGCAGTCTTTCTTTTTCGTCTTGCTTCATGATGCTTGAGTCTTAAATGATATTTCCTGTTA